CTAACTCACTGATTTTAATAGGCCTCTTGTGTCACTTTGGTGACCATGGGACATCATTGGGACATAATCTGCCAGCTTCTGATTCAGCATTGCGATCTGTTCTGCATTGCTGTCAGTCATCCATGCTCCGTATACATTGAACACCATCTGGGCACTTGCATGCCCCATCTGGCTGGCAATGAAGCTTGGATTTGCTCCGGCAGATAATGACCAGCACGCATAAGTGTGTCGTGACTGGTATGCCTTTCGATGCCTGATGCCTGCACGTTTAATGGCTGTTTCCCATGAGTCTCCAATGGAATCTACCTTGTAGATAAAACCTACCTGTTTGCTTTTTCTAACCACCTGGGGGTTAAATACGAAAGTACATTCATGATTTACTGAACGTCCATATTCACGTAGTTGAACCTTGATGTTGTGTTGCTTACCCAGCCTTGTCATTTCAGCCTGATTTTTCAGGACACTGATAGCGGGCTGGATAAGATGCACAACCCTGTTTGTACTTGCTTCAGTTTTAGGTAGAGTGAACTCACCGAGTTTCGTATAATTGCGCCTGATAGTAATTGTTCCTGCTTTCAGATCGATATCTTCCCAGGCTAGGGAGACCAGTTCACCATGACGCATTCCTGTGTACACAGCCAATGACCACAGGTTTTTTGTCTGCTGATGCCGGCAAGCATCTATCAGGCGAATAAATTCGTCACGAGTTAGCGGATCTGGTTCTGCCCTGGCTCTTTTTAGAGGCTTAATTCCCTCGAAGGGATTTGCTTCTAAGTAACCGTGATCTGCAGCAAACTGAAACATTCCAGCGATTGTTGTCATGTAATAATTTACTGTGACAACGCTTCGTCCTTTTACTGGAGCTTTACCTTTTGTTGGATTTTGGTATCCGGTCAGCAAATCTTTCCTGATATACAGCAATTCCTCTTTGGTCACTGCAGATACCAGTCGGTTGCCACCAATCTTCGGAACCATCATCCTTGCAATGGATTCATAGCGATTGAATGCATTTGCAGAGATTTCCATTCGTTTCAGATCCAGCCATTTTTCTTCAAGTTCTTTCACCGTAATTTCTTTTTTATTTACCCCAAAAGCCTTGAGGTTAGGAGAGTCAGGGAACTGCGCAGCATAATCAAAATTTCCTGTACGAATGGCAAAACATACAGATGTCCGCAGCTCTCCGGCGATCTTCCTGTTCTTGGCAGTGTCAGGGACACCAAGATTTTCCCTGACACGTTTACCTTTAAAATTAAACCAGATGCGTAATGTGCTACCGTGGTTTTCGACGCCTGTTGGATATTTGACTTTATCCATTGATACCTCCAGACGCCCAAGAGCGATACGAGCTTACATACTTCATGGCATTAAATCACCCAGGTTGTTTGTTTTTCATTGAAGAGACCCAGGCATCTATTGCTTTTCTGTTATACATACATTCGCTGGATGGCTTTGGATTACCGTCTGGTGATACGTGAATATACTCTCTTCCAACCATCCAGCATTCTTTCCGGGCCCGAAGAATTGTGCCTGGTTTGAGCCCGGTAATTGCGATTAGAACGCTTTCACAAACCCATTCATTGGGAGCCAGTTGAATCACATTGCCCATGCATTACCTCACACAACACTCAGCCCACGGCAGTGGCACCACACTTCAAACATTCGTTTCACAATTTCACGACAGTAGAAACCGTCAACATCTCGTGTCAGGTCATAGCGATTGCCGTAACGCTGGTGGACCCATCGTTCAAATGCTTTATTCATTCTTTACTTCCTTTTCATGGCTCGTAATTTTTTCAGATGAGCTTCCTGCTCTGTTTCTGCCAGAATTTGTCGGTATTCCTGGTGATCGATCCGTTCAAACAGTTCATTAAAATCGTTTATTTTTACCGACTGTGTTCGCCCATCCATTCTTCTGTACAACACGATGTTATTTATGCAGCGAATAATTTTTACCGGGTAACCGGCACTGTCGGTATACAGTTGCCCTTGATTAATCAAAGCGAACATTTTTTCTCCTGTTCCCTGAGTTGTGAGAACTTCAGAGCGGTATGTTTGTAGCGGGTTCAATACTGATAATTTCTGCTGAGATAAGCATTCCGGCAAGCCAGAGCTCTCCGGACAGGTCTTCATCCTGACATGTCAGTTCACCAATATTAATGGTGGCCATGATATCCGTTCCTCCAGTGCGCTCATTCCGGACTTCTTCATAAGGCAGCGTTTCGTACAGACTTTCAATAGCGCAACTGATAACATCGAGTCCGGTCAGGTTGCCACCGACAGTGACTTCGAATGTTTCGCGGTATTCCCATAGTCCGAAAGTTAATCGAACAGTTTGTTTTGCCACGCGTCCGCACGACGTCAGATTTGGGTCATAGTTCATAACTTCAGATGAGGAATATTGTGTCTCGATGCTATTCATTTTGTTACTCCTGATTTTTTCGGATTGCCTTTTTCAATTTTTTACCGTTATTCACGTTACAGTAAATTTCGGCAAGTTCGCGTGATAACATTATTTCTCCGTTATTTTTATCTATAGCAATGTGATCGGGATTATCACGAATAAACTTCTTTATCATTGGCATTGCCATAAACTCTTCTGGCGTATAGATGCGTGTATGGCGGCGAACGTGTTTTATCACAGGTGTTTTATGTTTTGATTCAACCTGAAATACATTAATTTTATTTTGATTTGCCATGTGTAATATTTAATGTGTCACTGGTGCTTCTTGTATACCATGAGTATTCAGATCGTGAATCATTTCATCCAGAAGAAGTTCAAGCCCTTCTCGTCCCATAGCAGAGACAATGAAGCCATTATCAGGATCTGCGATGAGCATTTTTTGATAGAGAAACAGAACTCGCCCCATGCCTTCAGCTTCGCCATATTTTTCAATGAATCCCCATTCGACATGGTTTTGCAGGGCAATGCGAAGTGGCCCTGGGTATATACTCATGCAACCATGCTTCCCCTTATAAATAACTGCGCGATCTGTAGTTCCGTTATCGTTAGGGATATCAATGGTGCCGTTCTTGTCTTCCTCTTCACTGATAAATTTCGCCACATACAGCCAGCGCCACTGGGCAACCTTCAGATCGACTGAAAATCTTCCCAGCAATCCGGCATCATCAGCTTCGGCAAGACATTGCATGATTCTTAAACCGTGCCAGTATGGATTATCGAATTCACCATCATTAAGACGCCGCACAGCTTCAACATAATCAATAGTAGTGTCACCAATCTTTATTCCATGCGCTGTTACTTCAGGTTTGAATTCTGAATTTTTCATAAAGTTTGTTCCTTTGCTGGTGGAATAATCGTGTAGCCAGCTCTTTTTGCCATCCACAGAAATGTATCCATGCAGCCAACGAATTCATTATCCAACAGATGTTTTGAGTAAATTACTTTCCCATTTTCAATGGTTAGCAACACTCTTACTTTTTCGTGTATTACCCCCTCAGGCACATTCTGTATTTTATTTCGTGCTGATGTTTCCATTATTTTATCTCCCATATGCTTTGCGCAAATACAGGTTGGCTATATGAAGATAAGAATCTCCATGTTGTGCAATGAGGCAGGTAGTTTTATACGATGCCTTATTTTTCAGGAAAGTCATAACTGAGTTCCATCTGTGAATAAAGGTTGTAACAATCCCCGCCGATAAAACCGTAATAAACGTTCAGGGCATATTTGTTGTTATTGCGCTAATTATTTTCGGCAGCAGCTTTTGCATACTCACATGCAAAATTCAGAATTTCGCTGCCGAGTGTTTTCGTTTCGTGATTACTGGACATATGTAATACCTGTGTTGCATGCAATAAATGATAAACATTTACCGCAAATGAATCAGGCTCCAGACAAATGCCTTCGTAATTATCTTGCTGTGAGGTTGTTTCTGTAATTGCTCCTGAAGTGCATGCGAGCCTGTTTTTGACAATTCTCTTTCCTCTAATCACTATATCGGCAACATCTATTGCCTTTACAACCTCCGGGAGAAGTTCCTGGTTTGTATAATCAAAGTTATCAACATGGAGAACAGTTATGTTTTCGAACTTTTTCATGGCTTCCTCAGCTGACTTATATGTTCTGCTATATAGTGAGTCTCAGAAGTGTTTTCATATTGAGACTGTTTCCGCAATGATTGATAAAAATGTTCGCATGTACCTTGAGGGGCGAAGCGGCGATTATGTCACCATTGGTATTGGTTCTTCCGTAGAAGAGCTTCGCGAGATAAGGGGCAAACTTGTTGAGATGCGTCATGGTGTTGCTGCTCCTCACTTTTTGGTTGCTCCGGAGGAGTAACCTCACCAGTTAACAGCCACATCGGATCGCAGCCAAGAATATTTGCCAGTGGGATAAGCATACTGATAGTTGGTTCATACTCTCCGTTCTCCCATTGGATGATAATTTCTTCATCGAGATCGAGCTGCCTGGCGAGTTCGGCGGTTGTTAAGCCGCAGGCTTCGCGTTGGGTGCGAAGGTTAACCAGCCAGCTTTCAGGGAAGGATTGTTTTTGTTGTGCAGGAGAAGCCGCAGATAGAGCATATTCATGGATAAATTCCATTACCTCAATGCCCAGTTCCTTTGAGCGAGCACAATCCAGAAGATGGAATGTGCGTACAGCACTTAGCAAATTTGCAATATTTAATGCAAAGGAATCAAGTTCTAAGCCCTTAAGCGTAACACAGCCGCAGTTGATAAAATTAGTTGTTTCTGGAGTTGCTTTTAGTGTCTTCATATATCCACCAACAATTTTAAATTGAATTTAATCAAGTTATAATTGATGGTGCGATATTATGCTTTGAGAAATAGACTGTCAAGAAAAAATTGATATCGTGTGTTTTAGGCAGAAAAAAACGGGCAAAGCCCGTTAAAATCAAAGACTAACCAAATCTGTTTATATTGAATGGTACTGATGAGATCACTTTAGACTGGATATAAAGCAGAGCTAACCCCTCTTTTTCGATGCTCCATGGTTGATAATTGGGGTTATCAGATAACACCATGATTTTGCTTCCAATTTTTTGAAGTCTTTTCACGTAGCATTCTCCATCAAAACAAAATGCATAAATGCCATCGCCATCAAAATAAGTTACTGTCTTATCAAGAAAAAGAAGGTCGCCAGGTGAGATTGTGGGAGCCATACTGTCTCCTCTGGCGTTACCTATTTCTATATTTTTGAATGCCCGATTTCCAACAAGGCGTCGGGCATATTCAGGATCAAGTTCTATTGAGCGCACTACATCTATCAAGTCACCACGGACATGAGTTCCATCACCGCAACTAAACTCAACATCAAGGACATTAAACACGACGCTATCTGTTCTTGTCTGGTGTTTCTCTTGCGAGGAAAAGGTTGGTGAGGAGTCTTCACCTAAGAACCAGGATTGTGGATAACCGCTAATCTCTGATAAATGCGCGAGCTTATCACTCCGTGGAAATGTTTTTCCTGTTGTCCAGTACTGCACTGATTGCGCACTCACACCTAACTTGCGGGCCAGTTGAGCCTGAGTCCATCCTTTTGCTTTCAGCATTGCGGCTATTCGATTTTCCGTGTTTTTGACGTTCTTCATGACCAAATCCTGTGGGTTTCTTTACAAGGATAAATCTTTACTTGATTTTAGTGTATTCGATCCTTTTGCAACTTGCATGTTAATTTAAACTTGATGTATTCTTGATTCATAAAGTTAATATTGGTGCTTTGTTATGAAAGGAAATGATTACGACAAACTTCGTGCATTAATTGCGCAAAATGCCATAGCGCGAAATCTTGGTGTGACGCCGCAAGCGGTGAATCAGTGGTTTTCAAAAAACACAATTCCTGCTCGTTTCGTTTTACGCGTATGTGAAGTAGTTGCATGGAAGGTCACGCCACATGGCTTAAGGCCAGATCTTTATCCTCACCCTGAAGATGGAATTCCTGATTCGTTACGCAAAATTTCAAATCCAAGCTTAGCGCACACGGGGGAGGAGAAGTGAGGTGCATGCTTGTTGATCGTAGAGAAATGAAAAGCGCCAGTGCGCGACGCTTTTCAAGAAATTATGTGGCAACCGTGTTTTCGATTAATGCCTGTTTTCTTGTGGGCTGTGAATACCGGATTTTTTCAGCGTCTCAATATGTCGGCGCAGATCGGAGATCAAAGTCTCAGCCATTTCGGGAGTAAGCGCGAAGAACTGAGTTTCTTGTGCTGAATCCAGTGGTTGCATAGGGGAAGCCAGGTACTGGAATTTTAATGCTAGCGCACCATAACCAGGCAATGGTCCAGCCTGCCAGGCTGTAATAGGAAAAACAGGAATATCGTTTTTTTGTGACATGTCGAACCTCCTTTGGTTCTTTTGTTTATAGGGATCAAAAGGATAACTGAAGGAAGGTTCGGCACCAATAAGTACGAGTGTGCGGAATCTTAAAAGAATTTATCCGTAAGGAGATGGCAGTGAACACCGCAATTTTTAACGGCAAAGCATCCATGACCAGCGTTGAGATCGCAGAGCTGGTGGGTAGTCAGCACTCAGATGTTAAACGTAGTATCGAACGCCTGGTTGCTAAAAACATCATCCGGAAACCGCCAATGGCTGTTTCCGAGAAAATCAATAACTTAGGTTTTAAAGTTCAATATGAGCATTACCTGTTTGAAGGAGAACAAGGTAAGCGAGACAGCATCATTGTCGTCGCACAGCTCTGTCCTGAATTCACTGCTCGCCTGGTAGATCGCTGGCGCGAACTGGAAGAACAGATCCGTAAGCCAATGAGCGAAATCGAAATGGTTGCAGCGATGGCTCTTGAAGCCGTTCGTCAGCAGAAACGGATCACTCAGGTGGAAGAAAAAGTCAGCCATGTTGCCGAAACAGTTGAGCAAATCAAAAAGGGCAACATTCGTGAGGGCTATGCCGGATATCGCCAGCTGAAAGCAAAAACCGGTTTGTCAGATGATAAATGCCGCAATCTGGTGAACGCTTATCAACTTCCTACAGATACCCACGAGTTTATGACGCCGGACGGATTGTTATCACGTCGCGCAATTGTTGCTGTGGAACCGTTTATGGCTGCTTTTTATCGGGTTATGGAGGAAGCAGAACCGCGAGGGACTCGCTGGTATCACCCGAAAATGGGGTTATTTCAGGTTATTGGTTGGCAGCGGTGAAAAAAAGCCGGGTAGTGACCCGGCTCGCTCAACGTTGATACAGGCAACTGCATAAAGCAGGCCCAAGAATCCAAGAACGTCAACAAAAATACCAGTAAGCATATGAATGTTTCAAGCCTAAATATTGATTCTGCAATTTCGGGACGTTACACTGTTCAGGCACCTTATAAAGCGGGTGCCGGGATTGGCGTCCTGGAATTGCATACGGCGACAATTGGCGCGTTAGCGTCTTTTTTGTTGCTACAACTCAGCTATACCCAAATTATGGTGGGCTGGGTGGGGGCACCGAAAGGTGCGCCGGTTTCCGTATGCGCCGGTTACGCCAACCCTGCTCAGTTCACCACCAGCGAAATTGGCGTTTCCGGTGGTGGAAGTTATCCATTGCATACGGAGGCTGCCATCATGGCTACAGTCCCAACTTCCCCATACCTGAAAATCGAATCCGTCAACGGCAAGGCCGTTATTTTCTCTCTGCATGTTGCCTGTCATTTCAAGCGCATGCACCAGAACATCGTCGACAAAATCGAGTATCTGAACTGCTCGCGCGAATTTTTTATCCGCAATTTCATACCGGGTACTTATCACATCTATGGTGATTCTCTGCATGGTTATTACATCACCCTTGATGGTCTGATGATGCTTCAGCTTGGGTTAAGTCTGCGCACAATGCGGTACTACGAGAGCTGCATTGAAGCATTCCATGAGGCAGAAATCAGCCTCAGTCACACCGCTTTCCGCCGTAATCAATGGGAGGTGCACCCATGATTCGCCGCGTCGTTAATTCCCTGTATCACCGATACAACCGTTGCCCCTGTGTGGGGCAGTGGTTCACCATCAGCAACGGTCACGTTCTGCGGGTTTGTCTGGTCAATACAGAAAGCCAGAAGGTTGTCTGTCAGGTTCAGGGACGCACTCATACCCTTAGCTATCCACTGGCAGTGTTTCAGTCCGGGAAAATGTTTAAACGCCTGGGAGGTGTGTTATGAGCATGGAGCTGATGGTGAAAGCGATGAAAATTCGCGTGGGAAATCCGTTGCGAAAACTGGTTCTGATTAAGCTGGCTGATAATGCCAGCGATCAGGGCGAGTGCTGGCCCAGCTATCAGCATATTGCTGATCAGTGCGAGATTAGCAAACGTTCTGTGATGAATCATATTACGGCTCTTTGTGAATCGGGACTGGTAAAAAAAGTTTCCCGGAAAGGTGAAAAAGGCAACTCGAGCAATATTTATCTTCTTCGTCTTGATGGTGCAAAAGATTCACCAGGTGGTAGTGCAAATAATTCACTACCTAGTGCAGCAAATTCACCAGGTGGTGCAAGAGTTGCACCAGGGGGTAGTGCAGGAGATTCACCCAGAACCAGTCACTCTTTTGAACCAGTCAAAGAACCAGTCAATGAATCAACTATTGGCGCATCCGCTGACGCGTCTGCACCAGCGCGTTCTGCCCGACAGGAATATTCACCGGAATCTGAACAGGCCTGGCAGGAATACCCCAAACGTGCTGGTGGCAATTCCAAGTCAGCAGCCTTCAAAGCCTGGAAAGCCCGTATCAGGGAGGGAATAAAACCGGAGACCATGCTTGATGGCGTGAAGCGGTATGCCGCCTGGGTACGAGCTACCGGAAATATCGGCACACAGTTCGTGAAGCAGGCTGCGACGTTCTTTGGACCCGATCGTCACTTCGAGGAATCTTGGCAACAGCCAGCCGCTCCCGGAGGTGGGCGAACTACCGGCCTCCCGATCTCGGGATTCAGTGAGCAGGACTACGGTTCAACGAACTTCAACTGGTGATTTTTCGAGGTGATGAACAATGTTTGAACAGTTAAAAAAACACTACGCACAACACGACAAAGCGCAATTGCTCAACCGCAGGGCGGAACTGGAGGAGGAGATGCAGTTTGCCCGTGTCGGGAAGCGTCCGTGGCGCTGTGAACACTGGCTGACAAGCGAGGATACTGCTGAGTGTGAGAAACACGGGAAATACACACGTCTGGTGTTGAAAGGGCCAGATGTTCGTGGGGAAACCATCAAACGGGTGTCTGGTTGCCCGACCTGCATTGCGAATGAGCTGGATCAGGTACAGGAGGCGTTACGCATCCTGAAAGTTCATGAATTACTCGACAGGGCTGGTATTGCCCGCCGCTTCCAGAACTGCGAGTTTGAGAATTATCAGGCGGTGAATGCTGACGCACAGAGAAATCTTGAGGCTTGTCGGCGCTATGCCGGTTCATGGGAGAAGTGTCTTGCTGCGGGTACCAGCATGGTCATGATTGGCAATTGTGGTACCGGGAAAAATCATCTGGCTGTATCAATGGCAAAAAATATTATTCGCCACCACCAGGCGACCGTCGAAATTACGGATGTTATGCGACTGACCCGCGCTGTGAAAAATACCTGGCGCCACAATTCAGAGCGTACCGAGGATGAAGTTCTCGCTCATTTCGCCTCACTGGACCTGCTGATCATCGATGAGGTTGGTGTGCAGTTCGGCACGCCTACAGAGATAACCATCCTGCAGGAAATCATAAATGCGCGTTACGAAAGCGTTTTACCGACAATTTTGATCAGCAACCTGACGTTTGAACAGCTTAAAGAATCCATTGGTGAACGGATTGTGGATCGCGTTACTGATGGTGGGTGTAACTGCCTGGTGTTTGGTTGGGAAAGCTACCGTGCGCATATCAGAGGTGTGGCAGCATGACAAAACCGACAAATCCGGCATGGCGTAACGATGACCTGGAAGGTGCCGTGATTGGCGCGTTTTTTCTGCGTGGGGCTGATCCGGAAGTGATGGATATTCTGGCCACGCTTCCGGCGGATGTCTTTTTCGTGCGTCAGTACAGGGATATTTACGCGGGGATTTGCAGACAGGCTCGCGTATCCGGCGTCATTGACCCCGTGCTGCTGTGCAATGAGATGCCGGAACTTGCCCCGGTGATTACCGACACCGGGCGTAAAACCTGGGTGAAGTCTTCACTGGAGCACTATGTTGCAGCGCTGCGGCGAAATGCCGCACTGCGCGATGCAGAAAAAACACTGACTGAAGCATTACAGAATTTACGTGATGCGCATACCTGTGAAGCAGCCGAGGATGCTCTGAAGGATGCGCAGAACATGATGGTCACACTGTCGACAGGAAAGGGCGTCATTCAGCCGGTTCACATTGATGATGTCCTTCCGGAAGTGGTCGACCGTGTTGAATGCCGCAATCAGGGACTGGAGAAATCCAGGGCGCTGATGACCGGTATTGATGAACTGGACGCAAAAACGGGCGGTATGGAGCCCGGAGACCTGGTATTCATTGCCGCCCGTCCTTCGATGGGGAAAACCGAACTTGCGCTGGACATCATCGACAAGGTGACTGAGCAGGGGCATGGTGTGCTTCTGTTCACCATGGAGATGGCGAACATCCAGATTGGTGAACGTATGGTGTCTGCGGCTGGAGGAATGCCGGTATCACGTCTTAAGTCTGTTGCCCGTTTTGAAGATGAAGACTGGGCGCGTTTCTCGCAGGGCGTGGGACGAATCACGGGGCGTAATATCTGGATGGTGGACCAGGCAAACCTGACCATTGATGAGATATGTGCAACCACGAAGCACCACCGGATGAAACACCCGGAAACGGCGCTGGTGGTGGTCGATTACCTCGGCCTGATTAAAACCCGCAGCACGGGGCGTCACGACCTTGCGGTGGGGGAAATCTCAAAGGGACTTAAAAGCCTGGCAAAATCCGGCGGTTTTCCGCTGATTGCTCTTAGCCAGCTCTCCCGCGGCGTGGAATCCAGACCCAATAAACGCCCCATGAACTCGGACCTGAAAAATTCCGGAGAAATAGAGGCGGATGCAGACATCATTCTGATGCTTTACAGGGATGAAGTGTACAACCCGGATACGCAGGCCAGGGGCATCGCAGAAATCAATATCACGAAACAACGTAACGGTTCTCTGGGGACGATTTACCGGCGTTTTTTTAACGGACATTTTCTGCCTGTAGACCAGGAAAGCGCACAGATTCTTTCCACCCCAATGCAGCAGCCCCAGCCGCGCAGATACAGCAACAAACGAACTGACAGCAGTAAGATGGAGCGTTTCTTTTGAACAACCAGACAATGACTTTTACCCCTGAACAACTACGTAAACAGGCACAGGAAATGTTGCGACAGGCGGAACAACTGGAAAAAACAGGTGTAACAAAAGATGCCATTCGTCGGGATATGGTGCCAGCGCTTAGGGAACTGATGCAGGCGAAACATCGCGCACAAAAAGCGGTGGATGAGCTCGTTGATTGTGTGGCAGAGCTGGAAACCAAAGTTGGAAAGTTTGAAAAAATGGTGCAGGAGGTGCTGCGCTGATGCGCCATGAGTTTATTTTACCTTATCCGCCGACGGTGAATACTTACTGGCGACGTCGTGGCAGCACATATTTTGTATCAAAATCCGGAGAACGTTATCGCCGGGCTGTGACGCTAATTGTTCGCCAGCAGCGGCTGAAATTAAACCTGTCCGGAAGACTGGCGATCAGGATTATTGCAGAGCCACCGGATAAGCGCCGTCGTGACCTGGACAATATCCTGAAAGCACCACTGGATGCGCTGACGCATGCCGGACTTCTCATAGACGACGAGCAGTTTGATGAAATTAATATAGTGCGCGGTCAGTCTGTTCCTGGTGGGCGGCTGGGCGTGAAGATTTACGAAATAATGTATGACGGGCAGGTCCAAAAATGAAACTGGAAGATTTACCGAAATATTATTCCCCAAAATCGCCAGGCCTGACTGATGCATCCGTCTCGACGTCAAAAGATGCACTGAGCATCACTGATGTGATGGCTGCGCAGGGTATGACACAAAACCGGGCTGAGATGGGATTTTCTGCGTTCTTGGGGAAAATGGGCATCAGTATGAATGACAGGGCGCGGGCAACAGAATTACTGGCCGATTATGCACTCAGTCGGTGCGATCGCGTGGCGGCGTTGAGAAAACTTCCGGTAGAAATAAAACCGGCAGTGATGCGTATTATGGCTTCGTACGCTTTTGAGGATTATGCCCGCAGTGCAGCGAGTAAAAAACAGTGCCCTTGTTGCGGTGGGAAAAAATTTATTGAAAGCGTAGTTTTTACAAACAAGGTCCAGTATCCGGATGGCAAGCCGCCAGTATGGGCAAAGTGTACAAAAGGCGTGTATCCGTCTTACTGGGAAGAATGGAAAAAAGTCCGGGAAGTGGTAAAAGTTGCCTGTCCTGAATGCGGGGGAAAGGGTGAGGTCTCCACCGCCTGTAAGGATTGCCGTGGGCGTGGTGTCGCCATTCATCGTGAAGAGTCGGTAAAACGTGGTATGCCTGTTATCAGAGACTGCCAGCGTTGTGGTGGTCGTGGCTATGAAAGATTGCCGTCAACAGAGGCGTTTAATGCCATATGCAAAGTGACGAGCGCTATCACTCTTGATACGTGGAAAAAATCAGTGAAGCGTTTTTACGATACGCTGGTGGTTCGGTTTGACATTGAGGAGGCATGGGCGGAGCGGCAGTTAAAGAGGGTAACGCGATAG